AAGGCTGCCGCCATGAAACCGACCAAGGTGGTCCGCATGGGCAACAGCCTGATCGCCACCTATCCGGTGGCGCGTGGGCGTTATCTGGTGAAGGACGATACCATCGCTGGAGGGCTGCAGACCAATCTGGGCTATTCCCTGGTGGATGCCGCCGGCAATCCCGTCCCGATCAGCAATGCTCGGATCGTCGGCCGCAACCAGATCGCCGTGGACTTTGCCAGTGCCTGGGCGGCGGGCTGGATACTGCGCTACGGCTTTGCCGACAGCAGCGGCGGCGCCGTGTTTGGCAAAGGCAATATCCGCGACAACACCGGCGATACCCTGATCTACATTGGCTCGGCCAATTTGGGCAATGTGCCCATGCACAACTGGGCGCTGCATAGCGAAACACCGGTCACCTGACGACGCAGTCGACGCACACCGTCGCGCACGTGTGGCGGCGGACGGGACAACGGCGTGCCGATTCAATCGCGCGCGCGCAATGGCATGGCGGGCACTCTCCCTTTCGCGAGGTGCCTGCCATGATCGACGTTTGCAACACCCAGGCCGCCCTGGCCCAGGTCGGCTATGCCCCCGGCCCCCTCGATGGCGCCTGGGGGCCATCTACCTGCACTGCGCTGCTGGCGCACCAGGCGCAGCGCCAGCCCGATGCCATGCTGCGCGCGCTTGGCCGTGCGGCTGCTGTTGAATTGCCCCGGCACGGGATCACCAACACGCCTGCGCGCCTCGCCGAATGGCTGGCGCAGACAGGCAATGAAACCGGCAGCTACACGCGGTTTGAAGAGAACTTGCGCTATTCGGCGCGGCGCCTGCTCGAGATTTGGCCATCGCGGTTCAAGACGCTGGCCCAGGCGCTTCCCTATGCCTGGGATGCATCCGACCCCGATCGCGAAGACATTGCCCTGGCCAACCTGGTCTATGGCGCGCGCATGGGCAACCAGGCCAACGGCACGGCCGACAACGACGGCTGGGACTATCGCGGCGGGGGCTTGATCCAGCACACCGGGAAGGCCGAGTTTGACACGCTTTTCGCGCGCCTGGGTGTGACCGCTGCGCAGATCCACGGCGGCGATCCGGTGGCAATGGTGCGTGCTTGCTGCGACTATTGGGATCGCGTCGGCGCCAATGCCTATTGCGACCGGGGCGACTTTCTCGGCTTGCGCAAGCGCGTCAACGGCGGGCTGTTCGACGTCGACAAGGTCGCCACGAGGCGCGCGCGCAGCCTGGCAGTGCTGGGCGGCGCGGCATGACTGGCCTGCGCGCAATCCTTGCCCGCTGGTCCACAAGCCTCGCGCTGGTCGCCGCTCTGGCCTTTGTGGCGATGACGGCGGCGGCGCTCCACTTTCGCGGCGCGGCGCGCACGGAAGCACTCGGCCGCGCCGCCGATCGCGCGGGCTACGTCGCCGCGCAAGCCGAAGCCACTCGCCTCGCTGCCGAGGCGATCCATCACCAGGAAGCGGTCTATCGCATGAAGGCCGCGCAACAGGACCAGGCCCATGAAACCGAACTTGCCCACGCTCGCGCTGCTGGCGCTGCCTATGCTGCTGCTCATCGGGTGCAGCGCCAAGCCGCTCCAGGTGCAGGCAGCGCGGCCACTGCCGCCGCCACGGGTGACGGTGCCAGCCTTCGCGCGGAAGTGCCCGCCGCTGGTGTCATGGTATCCGACGCGGACGTGCAAGCCTGTAGCGAAGTGACCGCCTATGCGCTCACCCTGCGGGATTGGGCACTGTCTTTGGATGACTGATCGCTTGTAAAGATCCTTGGCGCCCCCGATGCCGTGTCGCACAACCGGGGGCGCCGGATCAGATCACTTCGGGCACTTGATGAAGCGACCCTTGGCGTCCTTGCACGGCTTTTTGGGTGTGGGCTTTGCCGCCGGACATTTGATGAACTTGCCCTTGGCATCCTTGCACGGCGCGGCATGGACGACCATTGGCGCTGCAGTCATGGCCAATGCGGTGGCAATTGCGATTGTCAGCTTACGCACGATGCGCTCTCCTTCACTGCCCCCTGCTAGCCCGCCGGTGTACAGTTTACCGCGTGCCGGCGTGAGTAAACAAGTGTCAAGGATGCCGGCAGATGCCCACTTCGTTTATTGCCCTGGCGATGTCTGCGTTGATCTGCGCGCATCCTGCCGTGCATGATGGGGATACGATCCGCTGTGGGCGGGAGCGCGTGCGCCTGGCGAACATCGACGCGCCGGAACTGCCGGGCAGCGAGCGCTGCACGCCCGCATCGCGGCGGCGCCTGGCCTATAGCCGCAACCCGGCCTGGTGCGATGCCACGCTGGGCAGGCGGGCACGCAACGCTTTGGCTGTCTATCTACGACAGGGAACGGTGCGGCTGATCCCGCAAGGGCGGGATCGATACGACCGCATGTTGGCGCGCGTCACCGTCAATGGGCATGACGCGGGGGCGTTTCTGATCAGCCGGGGCCTCGCCCACCCCTGGCGATAAGGGGGCATTAGCAAAGCCGGAAGGCGGAATGCGCCCAGTTGCGGACATCGGTTGACGCTGTCATGCTTAGCTGTGCGTTGATGCGTGCAATTCGGTCCAGATGAGGCCCAGAATGTCCTGGAGAACGGCAATCGAGTGGGCAGTGTTTGCCGTTGCCTCTGTCGTGCTTTGGCTCGCGGCCGGACTTTACATGTTCATAGCAGGTGGGGCTTCCTGCCAGGTTACAGGAACCTGCTTGCTGGACCGATCAATCGTCTTTCTTACGCTTCTGTTGCTTCCCGCGCAGGCAGGTGCGTTTGCATGGCTTCGTTCGCGCCAGCGCCGCCGAGGCACCTCGATCTGAGTCCGCTTCCCACCAATCCCGGTCGCTTCATTGACCACAGAATTTTTCCAAGCTCCTCCATCTCGTCAATGTGCGCCGCGAATCTCGTTGCGCGCCGCCTCGGCCAAAAAGGCACTCCGCGTGAGACGTCTTGCAGCGGCGGCAGCGTCGATGGCATCGAGCATGCCACGGTCGAGCGACACGTTGACGCGCACCGGCTTTCCCGTGGTGTGCATGTAGGGCACGGCCATCAGGAAAGCGCCTTCGGCCAGATCGTCGGCCACTTCGGCCTTGATCGCTTCCATGCTGCGCGGCTCTGCCAAGGGCTGATCCTCAAACCAAAGCTCGAGGGCCTCAACGGCCTGGGGCAGCACCTCGGCCAGGGTGTCAGCGGCTGAAAAGCAGCCGGGCAGGTCGGGGAAGGTCACCCCCCAGGCGCTGTCTTCGTCCTTGTGGACCAGGGCAATAAAGGTTTTCATCATCTCACTCCGAACGGCGGGTGGCTCAAAGCCAGCCCGCCATTTTTGCTATCGACCGGGCGGTGCCCAGCGGCAGGTCTTTCTTGGGGTGCGGGACGATCACCGTCTGGCCGCCCTTGCGGAACTTATGGTGGGAACCCTTGGTCGAAACTAGTTCCCAGCCTTCCGCTTCAAGGCGCTTGACGATCTTTTTGCTGTCCCGTTCCATGTGTAATTATTTACACAACGGGAGAGGGCGCGCAAGGGAAATGTGTATTTATTTGCGCATTTTCTAATCTAGGAGATTGATGCTTTCTTCCTCGATCAGTACGATATCGGCCTCGCTCAAGCCCAGCAGCCGCCGTGCGGCATAGCGCACGCGGATGGAATTGCGGATACGCGGATCGACAGGCGCTTCCTCGCCGAAGTGGTGCACCGCGGCGGTGCGCTGGATCAGGGGGCGGAAGCTGACCACCACTTCATCGGTGCGGGCAACGCCTCGCAGGTTGCGCGCCAAGGCGGCCTTCGGAAACATGCGGGCCTTGCGCTTGCGCAGGCGCCCGCGTCGGTCGCGCTGGCTTTTGCGCGGTTCCATGGGCGAACCATCGGGTTGCACATTGTCGCGGATTCGCTTGGCGTTGCGGTCGCGCAGGGCCTTGGCCAGCTTGCGTGTGAGCTTGCGGCGTTCGGCCGGCTTGAGGCGTTGGAGATAGCCTTCCAGCCAGGGCGCCAGGTGGTCGAGGCCGCCGTCTGCCATTGGCTTCAATCCAGATCGCGCGGGGCGACCTGCTGGCCATCGACCCAGATCGAGGTGAGGCCGGGACCGATCTGGCTGATATCGGGGATCAGCGGCACCGCCTGGGCGACTGTGGCGAGGTTCCAGCGGCCCGCATCGCCGGGCGTGGCCGTGACCGCTTCGTTGAGCGACAACGTGATCTGCACATCGACTGCGCCGGCATCGAGGATATCGACTTCGAAGGGGATACCCTCGGCGCCGCTGGCGAGCAGATCGGGCTGCTGGGCGCGCAGCCAATCGCACACGGTGAACATGATCACATCGGGATCGCCGGCATAACCGCTGATCAGCACGATCAGGTCATATTCCCAGGCAAAGCCGCGCTGCGCACCCTGGCGCGCGATCACTTTGCCCTTTTCCACCCACATGGCCAGGCGATCGGGATCGCGGCCGAGCTCGGGCAAAAGCGCGGTGATCGCCGCGCGCAGGAGATCTGGCTTTTTCACCGCGACGCGCCGGTACGGCGATGCGCGCGCAAGGTGAGGTGGTGGGGCGCGGCCAGGGCGGCCGCGATGGCCGCGCCAGCCAGGCTGGCGAGTGTGATCGCGCCGATCAGGATATCACCCATTGCCGATCTCCCCGCCGGCAGGCTCGGGAAGCCCCAAGCGCTTGCGGAACAGCCACGCTGCGCCATCGAGCAGCAAGGCAAAGCCGACCATGCCCTGCGCCATGGCGATCAACACCGCCACCACGGGATCGAGGTGGTAGAAACTGACCAGCACCACCGACACGGTGGCGAAGGCGGGCAGGGCCGAAACTTCGCCAATCGCGACATAGCGGCGGCGGCGGTGCCAGTGTTCAGCCAGCGCGGGATCGACCGGCGGATCGCCTGCCAGGCCATAGAGGCGCAGCCCGAGCTTGGCCGCGACCACGGTGGCGGCGGCGAACAGGCTGGCCAGCCACCAGAAGAAGAAATCGCGCCAGTCGGCCATGGTGTCAGTCCCAATAGTTGGTGGTGTCGAGCGTGGTGGTTGCGTCAGTTGCCGGCGGATCGGGCAGGATAACTGTGGTGCCCTCGGCGATCTGTGCGGAAAGCGAGAGGCCAGGGTTGAGATCGAGCGCCGCCTCGACCACCCCGCCGGCAGTGGTGCCGAGCACCCGCCAGCACACGGCATCGAGCATTTCGCCCTGCTGTGCGGTGGCGGTGTTGGTCATGCGCCTATCCCCATGGTTTCGTTGATTTCGCGGCGTGCTGGGCGAGCCAATATCATGCTCTGAAGCACATGCAGATTCTGGCAGAACTCGGCGCGATCGCTGGGGTGTTCGACCGGGAGGGCAAGGAAAGCGTTCCACAGATTGACTGTGATGCCCAGGAACTCTTTTTCCTGTTCCGTCATCAGATCAACTCGATCGCGACGCGCGTGGTGCCGAGAAGATCGCGGATCGCCTCGGTGCACATGCGGCGGTAATCGGCGGCGGTGAGCTTCTCGTCGTCGGCGCGGGCCTGGCCGTGGGTGGTGGCGGTCACGTCGCGGTGGGTTTCGGCCAGTTCGGCCGCAGCCGCGCAGCGCACCGCGCGGGTATAGAGCACCACGGCGCGCGGCTTGCCGCCGATGGTGCGGGCGGGTTCCACCTCGGCCAGGCTGGCGCAGCCTTCCGCCTCACGCGCGGCCCGCCAGGTTGCCAGTTCGCCTTCGACCGTGAGCAGGCCGCCTTCCAGTGCCGCCAGCAGGCGGGCGTGGGTGACGACTTCGCCCAGGCGCAGCGCATCGCGCATGGCGTTACAGTCGATGTCCGGCCACCAGCCATCGCCCGGCATGGTCGAGCCGGGTGGTGAGACGGGATCGGGTGGGACGCTGACAAAGCTCATGAGCGCAGGCTTTCGGAGGGGGTGGGGGGTGAGGGCGCGGGCGAGGGGAGCGGATGCTTCCCCGACCGTTCCCGCCCCCCGGCGCGGGTGGCGCAGCTTGTTCAGTCGTTGGCGGCGGGCAGCTTCTTGAGCTCGGCGGTGAGCTTTTCGATGATCTTCTTCACGCCCGCGTTCTGGTCGAGCTCGAGCGCGCGGCCGACGTGGTCGAGCGCGGCATCGACCAGGGCGCGCTTGCCGCCGGCACGCTGGCTTTCCGCCTCGGGATCGAAGGCATCGGCTTCGGCCTGGAAGGCGAGGCCGAGCGCCTTGTGCAGCTTGGCGCGCACCTGGTCGGGCATGTCGTGATCGGCGGTGAGGGCGAGGGTCCGCTCAAGCACTTCGCGTGGCACGCCACTGGCGACGCGCAGCGCGCTGTCGGCGACTTCCTCGGCCAAAACGACGGCGGGGCTGCGCTTGTAGCGTTCGGGCAGGCCGAGATTGGCGGTGAGGATATGCGCGCCCAGCTGGAGCGCCAGCGGCCAATCGCCCACGTCGATCGCCCAGACCAGCATCGTGCCGACGATATCGTCCTGCACCGGCGGATCGGAACGCATCGACCCTTCGACCCAGGCGCGATAGCGGCCGATCATGCCAGCCTTGGCGGCGATCTTGCGCTCGACCGACTGGATCTGGCGCAGGCTCTGCAAATCCTGGCCGAGCGCGGCGAGCAGCAGGGCATATTCGCTCGCCACCGGGCCAGTGGTGGGCATCGGCGCGGGCGCATCGGCGGCGCGCGGCGTGGCACTGGCGGCGCCGGCCTGGGCCGCGCGATGCAATTCACGGTGACGGCGAGCGAGAGACATGGGCGGTTCTCCTGGGTTGTAAAACCTGCCCAGCGCGGCCCCATAAATTCGGAGGGATGCCGACGCTGGGCAGGGAAGGGGCACCGTTTGCCGCCCCTTTTGTGGGGGTGGCCCCTGCCGCAAAGGAAACAAACGGCAGGGGCCGGGGCAGCGGGCATTGCCGCCGCCTCGCAACATCAAGCCGGCTTGGGCGCCAGCACGATATTTTCGACGAAGGCGCTCTTGCCGTAATCCTCGACCACGTAAGCCACATTGGCGCTCTCGTAGTTTGCCATGCGGTTGTATTCGCTTTCGTCCTTCAGCTGGCGACGGCGGGTTTCTTCCTCCTCGTAGATCGAGAGGTTATCGAGGCTGGTGATCAGCAGGGCGCGGGCCGGGAAGAACGGCACGCGCACGGCGGGAAGTCCCCCGATCTGCTTTTCGGAGCGCAGGATGCGGTCGCGCGCTTCCTGCTCGGTGGCCTTGTCCCCGGCGTTGTTGATCATCGGGAAGTACTTGTCGTGCACCAGGTCGCGCCCGACGATCACGACCAGGTCGGTGCTGTCGCGCTGCCATTCGTCGAGCAGTTCGATGGCGTCGATCACCAGCGCGTCGAGGTTCACATAGTCGGCACGGGCGGTGGCGGCATTGCCGGCATCCGGGTTGTAGACATCCACTCCCGACGCAACGTAGATCGCCTTGGTCGGATCGGCGGTGAGGGCGCCATCGTTCAGCCAGCGCGCCGGGGCGACGGTGCGGATCTTGTGCAGCCAGCCCTTGTTCACGTCCTGCAGCAGCGGATTGGCGGCGCGGTCGGTCTGCGCCGCCACGCTGGTGCCGTTCCACCCGATCATGATGGTGTCGCGGCCCTGCTGCTTGAGGATCGCGTCGCGCAGGATCGTTTCGAACTCGGGCTTGTGGCGCCAGGCGTCTAGCTTGGCATAGGGAATGGCCCAGTCGAAGTCGGTCTTTTCGCAGCGATAGGTATCCATCTCGCTGGTGTCGGTCGCATCGGTGGGCTGGCGACGGTTGTTGTTGGCGGTGTTGGTACGCCCGGCAATCGGACGGGTGACCCCGATGCCGACCTTCTGACCTTCCTGCTGGGGCACCATGGTCATATTGATCGAGGAGAGGAATTCGCTCGACTGCTGGATGCGTTCGACCAGGGTTTGCTGCACCACCGGAGCAACGGTGAACTGCACGGTCGCATCCGGCACATTGTTGATCAGCGCAATCTGGCTGACATAGCTGTTGAACAGAACGCGGGTTTCGTTGCGCATGGATCGTTCCTTGAAAAGAGAGGGCCGGCCTGCCGATCAGCAGTCGGTGCGCACGCGGTTGTCGCCGCCGGTGGCGGGCTGGCGCTGCGTGAAGGCGGTTGCGGCCGTGCGCTCGAGCGTGGCCGCGATCTCAGCCACCTGGCCTTCAAGAGCCGCCGCGCGCTGGCCGCTGGCCTGGGCGAAGGTCTGGAAACTGGTTGCCAGTTCCGTGACCGCCTGGCTCATTGCCTGGGTCAGGGCGGTGAAGGCCGTGGCATCGGCACCGGGCTGGGCAGCGGGCGCAGCCGGCGCGGGAGCCGGTGCAGGAGCCGGTTCCACCTGCTGGCGTGCGGTGAGCCCGTCGAAGAAGGCGGCGATCTTGCCGATCAGGCCGGTGGCCGGATCGTCGGTTTCGTCGGCCAGTTCGAGCTGGAATTCCTCAGCCACGCTGAACAGGTTGGCCGGATCGAGCTTGCGGGCGCGCAGCGGCGACTTGTCGCCCTGGGCAGCCGCGAACTGCAGCATTTCCGTGCCCAGGCTGGCGGGGCTGTCCGTCACGGCAAGGCCGACGAGATAGGCCTTGTTGGTGCCGGCAAAGTTCGGGCTGATTTCGATCGAGCTATAGAGCTTCTGGCCCGCCTTGTTCATCGCCACCAGCGGATCGAGCGCGTCGATCTCGGCGAAGAGCGCCAGGCGCTTTTCGGTCTTGCCGCCCACCGTCAACTGCACGTCTTCGGTGCGCAGCGACAGCACGTCGCCCAGCGCCTGAAACGGCGGATCGGCAGTGATGCCCCGGATATGCTCCAGGTTGACCCGCGCGGCATAGGTAGTGCGGTCGTAAGTCTCGGCCGCGTCGATCAGCCACTGGCGTTCGATGGCGCGGCCATCGGTGGTGGCGCCTTCGACGGCGACGCGGAAAAAGCGGGACTTGGGCATTCGGGGCTCCGGTCCAGGAGTTACGGCGGGACAACCGCAACAGGCACCGGATTGCGCAACATCTCAACGCGGGCGCGTTGTGAAACCGGGAGCTACAATCGGCCCCCGCCGACAGCCCCGCCGAAGGGCCATAGCGTGGCTGGCGATGGAGCAGCCCCCCGACAACGACAACCTCGATACCGAGCCCGACGCGCCCACGTCAGGGGCTGACGTCGTGCCGATTGCCGAACGCGTGGCGCAGCGGATCGAGGCACGCTCGCTCTATTGGCGGGGCTGGTCGATCGCGCAGATCGCCGAGGAGACCGGCCTTGCTGTCTCTACGCTATCCAGCTGGAAGCAGCGCCAGCGCTGGGATGCGGCCAGCCCGCGTGCCCGGGCCGAGGAATGCCTGTGGGTCCGCTATCAGACTCTGCTGGCCAAGGAGCAGAAGACCGGCAGCGACTTCAAGGAAATCGACCTGCTCGGCCGCCAGTTCGTGACGTTCGCGCGCATCGGCAAGTTTGCCGGCGACGATGGCAACGAGGCCGATCTCAACCCTGACCGGGCCAAGGGCGCCAAGGCCACGAACGCCAAGAAGGAAAAGGCCAAGAACCTGATCACGCCGGAAATGGCGGCCGCCCTGCGCGCCGACATGGTGGCGGGCCTGTTCGGCCACCAGGAAACCTGGCTCTCGACCACGCATCTGCGCACGCGCATGATCGTGAAGAGCCGGCAGATCGGCGCGACCTGGTACTTCGCGCGCGAACGGCTGCTGGTGGCGCTGGAAACCGGCAAGAACCAGATTTTCCTGTCGGCCTCGCGCGCCCAGGCCAACATCTTCCGCGCCTATATCGTGCAGTGGGTGCAGAAGGTTTGCGGGGTGACGCTCAAGGGCGATCCCATCGCTATCCAGCGCGGGGAGGACGAGACCGGCGCGCCACTCGATCCGGTCGAGCTCTACTTCCTGGGCACCAATTACCGCACCGCCCAGGGCTATCACGGCGACGTGATTATCGACGAGTGCTTCTGGATCTACGGCTTCGAAGAGCTTTTCAAAGTCGCCGCAGCGATGGCAACGCACAAGATCTACACGCGCACGCTGTTCTCTACGCCCAGCACGCTGGCGCACGAAGCCTATCCAATGTGGGCCGGCGAACGATTTAACCGCCGCCGGGCCAAGGCCGACAAGGTCCGCATCGGCATCGATCATGCGGACTTGAAGGATGGTGCGATCGGCGCCGACGGCATCTGGCGCCAGATCGTCACCGTGTTCGACGCGATCGCCAAGGGCTTCGACCTGGTCGACGTTGCCGAGCTCCAGCGCGAAAACTCGCTGGACGAGTTCGACAACCTGTTCCGCTGCCTGTTCCTCGACGACAGCCAGTCGATGTTCCCCTTCGAGATCATGCGCCGCTGCATGGTCGACAGCTGGGAAATATGGCGCGACTTTCAGCCCTATGCCGCGCGGCCTTACGAGGGCGAAGTCTGGCTGGGCTACGATCCCAACGCATCGGAAAACGGCACCGGGGATGATGCCGCGCTGGTGGCGCTCGCGGCTCCGGCTACGCCCGGCGGCAGGTTCCGCATCCTCGAAAAGAAGCGCCTCAAGGGGCTGCAGTTCGACGAACAGGCCGCCGCGATTCGCGAAATGGCTGGTCGCTACCGCGTCACGAAAATTGCCATCGACACCACGGGCGTGGGCAAGGCGGTGGAGCAGCTGGTGCGCAAGTGGTTCCCGCTGGTCACCCCGATCGTCTATTCACCGCTGACCAAGAGCCAGATGGTGCTGAAAGCCAAGAACGTGATCAGCGCCGGACGCCTGCAGTTCGACGCGGGCTGGCTCGACGTGATGAGCGCCTTCATGGCGATCCGCCCGGAAATCACCAAGCACGGCATCACCTATGTCGCCGGCCGCGCAGGCGGCGTGGGCCATGCCGACCTGGCCTGGGCGACGATGCACGCGATCTATTTCGAACCGCTCGACGCCAGCGAGGCTGTCGGCGGCACTTCCACTATGGAGATCTTCGATGTCTGATGAACTGGCCGCCGACGCGGGCACTAACCTGCCTGCACCGGCGGGTTCCGTCGCATTCGCCTTTGGCGACGCCGTGCCCGTGCTAGACCGGCGCGAGATCTTCGATCTGTTCGAAGTGGCCAACAATGGCCGCTGGTATGAACCGCCGATCTCCCAGGCCGGTCTGGGCCGCTGCTATCGCATGGCGGCGCACCATCAATCGGCTATCCTGCTCAAGCGCAATCTGCTGGTGTCCAGCTTTGTGCCGAGCCGCTGGCTATCGAAGAGCGACTTTTCGCGCTGGGCGCTGGACTGGCTGATCTTCGGCAACGGTTATCTCGAAAGCGTGCCGAACCTCGCGGGGCGGCCAGCGGCGCTGAAGCCATCGCCGGCTGCGTTCACCCGCGTGGGGCTCAAGCCGGGGCAGTTTTTCTATGTGCCCGGAATGTGGCTGAAAGACGCGGCAGAGTTCCGCACCGGATCTGTGCACCACCTGCTTGAGCCCGATCCTATGCAGGAAATCTATGGGATGCCCGAATACCTGTCAGCGCTTCAGGCCGGCCTGCTCAATGAGGCCGCCACGCTATTCCGCCGCAAGTATTACATCAACGGCAGCCACGCGGGCTATATCCTCTATGTCAGCGAGGAGAACTTCTCCGACAAGGACAGCGAGAAAATGCGCGAGGCGATGCGCCAGAGCAAGGGGCCGGGGAACTTCCGCAACTTCTTCCTGCACATCGCCAAGGGCAAGCCCGAGGGCGTGAAGGTCATCCCGATCGGAGAGGTTGGCGCCAAGGATGCCTTCACCGACATCAAGGACATGACCGCTCAGGATATGCTGGCCTCGCACCGCGTGCCGCCGCAGCTGCTGGGCATCGTGCCCAAGAACAGTGGCGGCTTTGGCAATGTGGTCGATGCCGCCCGCACCTTTTACCAACTCGAGATCGTGCCCATTCAGCAGCGCATGTTGGAGGTGAACGACTGGCTGGGTGCCCAGGCACTGGCTTTCGAGACGCCTGATGTGGCAGCGGTCGCGGCGCAGAGCGCGCGCTAATCAAGTTTCTCGCCTCCCCAGGCCAATGGGTAGGCGGGGGAAGGGGCGCGGCAACGCCCATTCCGACGACTGCAGATCGTCATGTCCCAAGACAGGCCCATCCGAGGCCATCCCGCCTGCCGACTCGGCGACGGAACATATAAGGAACATTTACGATGTTGTCGAATGTGCTCGACCAGCTTGAGCCGGTCAGCCTTACACGCCCGCCGGCGCCTTACATTGGTGGCAAGAAGATGCTCGCCAAGCGCCTGGTGGCGCGGATCAATGCCGTGCCGCACCGCCTCTACGCCGAACCATTCGTCGGCATGGGCGGAATTTTTTTCCGACGTGACCAGCGGCCCAAATGCGAAGTGATCAACGACTGGTCGGAGGACGTGGCCACATTTTTCCGCATCCTGCAGCGGCACTATGTGGCGTTCATGGACATGCTGCGCTGGCAAGTGACTTCGCGCGCGGGGTTCGAGAGACTGCGCGCCCAGGATCCTGCGACGTTGACCGATCTCGAGCGGGCGGCGCGGTTTCTCTACCTTCAGAAGCTTACTTTTGGCGGGAAGGTGGCCCAGCGGACGTTTGGCGTTGCCACGGACGGACCAGCGCGGTTTGACGTGGCCAAGATCGGGCCTGTTCTTGAGGCGGCGCACGAGCGGCTTTCCAGCGTCGTAATCGAGCGGTTGCCTTGGTCGGACTTCTTGGCGCGCTATGATCGGCCGGGGACGCTATTTTATCTCGATCCACCGTATTTTGGATGCGAGGGAGACTATGGCCGCAATCTGTTCGATCGGGGCCAGTTCGAGGCAATGGCCGATCAGCTGCGCGGCATAAACGGGCGCTTTATCTTGTCGCTCAATGATCGGCCCGAGGTGCGGAGGATCTTCGACGGGTTCGAGATCGAGGCGGTGCCGGTGCGCTACACTGTCGGCGGCATGGCGCAGAGCCAGGTCGTGGGCGAGGTGATCATTTCGAACTGAAGGGACTTGTGGGAGGTGGGGCGCGATGCTGCCCTGCCTCCCAGCTCCAAGTTACCAGCGATTCACGGCCGCCATCTTTCCACGAGATGCTAGTGGGCATGACGAAAATATCGTCTGCAGGCCAAGGTCGATCGAATTGCTGAAGATCTGCCAGTGGGGCGTTGAGCCAGGTATCCCAGTCCTCGCGTGCCAGGATCACTGGTGACCGATCATGGATCGAGGCCAACTCGGGAGCGTTGCGCGTCATCACGCCGGTATAAACCGGCCCCCAATCCTCGCTGTCTCGCCATAAGCCGGC